CGGTTTTACGCTGGTTTCGGCGGCTGACGGCACTAAGGGTGTCCTTCTTCCGCCGGCGGTTGCGGGTCGCACGGTCATCCTGAAAAACAATGCTAACGCTGTTTTGAAGGTTTGGCCGGCTTCTGGAGACGCTGTTAACGCCATTGCGGCGGACTCGAACTACGTTCTTGCGGCTTATACGTCCTCGCTTTTGGTGGCGTATGACTCGACGACCTGGTATTCGGTCCCGCTTCTGGCGTCCTAATTTAATCCTACAGACGGGCTACGGCCCGTCTGGCCCTTACCATAGGTGAAAAATGGCCCTCATTTATTTGCGTCATGAGCGTCATGGCGTTAAGATCGCCACGCTAGAAATGGAAGCCGAAGCCGACGAAGAGAACGGCTGGGAAAGGTTCGATCCAAATGACGACGACGGCGGGCGATCAGATCAACGGAGCCCTGAGACTTCTGGGCGTCCTCGCAGAAGGCGAAACGCCCTCAGCGGAGACATCTCAGGACGCGTTGACAGCGCTGAACCAGATGATCGACTCGTGGAACACGGAGCGTCTGTCGGTCTTTTCAACGCAGGACCAAACCTTTCTGTGGCCGCCAAGCGCTCTTAGCCGGACGCTTGGCCCCACCGGCGATTTTGTCGGCAATCGTCCGGTTCTGCTAGATGACGCGACTTATTTTCGCGATCCGCAGACCAATGTGTCTTACGGCATTAAGTTCATCAATCAGCAGCAGTATGACGGTATCGCTGTCAAGACTGTTACGTCCACATACCCGCAGGTCATTTTTACGAATATGACCTACCCAGACATTGAAATGTTCATTTATCCGGTGCCGTTGCGGCTTCTGGAATGGCATTTCATTTCGGTCGAAGAACTGACGCAACCGGCTGTTCTGGCTACGCCATTGACGTTCCCGCCAGGCTATCTGCGGGCGTTCCGTTACAATTTAGCCTGCGAAATGGCCCCTGAGTTTGGCGTTGAGCCGTCCGCGCAGGTGCAGCGCATTGCCATGTATAGCAAGCGCAATCTGAAGCGCATCAATAACCCGGATGACATCATGGCGCTGCCATACAGCATTGTAGGCACCCGCCAGCGCTATAACATCTACGCCGGAAACTACTAATGAAGACGCCGATCCTTGGCTCGTCTTATGTGGCGCGTAGCGTAAATGCGGCTGACAACCGCATGGTCAATCTTTTTCCTGAGATCGTGCCTGAAGGTGGCAAAGAAGCCGCATGGCTTCAGCGCTGCCCAGGGTTGTCGCTTATAACCACTGTTGGCACCGGGCCTATCCGGGGGCTTTGGGCTTTTGGCGGCTATGGCTATGTCGCATCCGGATCTGAGTTTTATCAGATTGACACCGAATGGAACGCCATTCTTCTTGGCACCATTTCTGGCACAGGCCCGGTTAGCATGTCCGATAACGGCGTGCAATTAATCGTCGTAACTAATCCTGACGCATATATATTTACGCCCAGCGCCAATACGTTCGAACAAGTTCTGGACCCTGATTTTCCCGGCGCGGTTACTGTCGGGTTCATCGACGGCTATTTTGTCTTTAACCAGCCGAACAGCCAAAAGATCTGGCTTACCGCATCTTATAACGGCTTGTTAATTGACCCGCTCGACTTTGCCAGCGCCGAAGGTTCGCCCGACAACATCGTGTCTCTGATCGTCGATCACCGCGAAGTCTGGATCTTTGGCACAAACACTGTCGAAGTCTGGTATGACGCTGGCCTGCCAGATTTCCCGCTTACCCGTATTCAAGGCGCGTTTAACGAAATCGGTTGCCTAGCGGCCTATTCTGTCGCCAAGCTGGACAACACCCTGTTCTGGCTGGGCGCTGACGCGCGCGGTAACGGGATTGTCTACAAGGCCAAAGGCTACACTGGCGAGCGCATCTCGACGCACGCCGTTGAGTGGCAAATCCAGCAGTATTCGGATCTCAGTGACGCTGTGGGCTACACGTATCAGCAAGATGGTCACGCTTTTTATGTGCTGAATTTCCCCAACGCTAACACGACGTGGGTTTACGACGTGGCGACCGGCGCGTGGCATGAACGCGCGAGCTGGGTCGACGATCAGTTTGCGCGGCATCGCAGCAACTGCCAGATGAACTTTAACAATAAGATTGTTGTCGGTGATTATGAAAACGGCAACATTTACTATTTCGACCTAGACAAATATGACGACTATAACGGCGTCCAGAAGTGGTTGCGCTCTTGGCGGGCGCTTCCGACAGGCGAAAACAATCTTAAGCGCACGACGCAGCATAGCCTTCAGCTAGACTGCCAGACTGGCGTAGGTTTGGACGGCACGACGCAGGGCACTGACCCACAGGTCATGTTGCGCTGGTCAGATGATGGCGGCCATACATGGTCTAATGAACATTGGAAATCAATGGGTAAAATCGGCGCGTATGGCTACAGGACGATCTGGCGGCGTCTTGGCATGACGCTGAAGATTCGTGACCGAGTGTATGAACTATCGGGAACAGATCCGGTTAAGATTGCGATTATGGGTGCTGAACTAATCTTGAGCCCCACGAATGCCTAATATTACCAGCATCACACCTCCGCGTGTCCCGCTTACCGATCCTCGAACGGGATTGATTACGCGCGAATGGTATCGGTTCTTTGTTAATCTGTTCACGCTGACGGGCAACGGCACCACCGACGTGTCGCTACAAGACCTTCAGTTAGCGCCAAATAGCATGACGCCTGAAGTATTGATGCAACTTAATGATCTCTACAATGAGATTAATACGCAGACTAGAAATGAGCTGGGCACGCTATCAAGCGTAAACCAAGATAATGTTCGGTATCTGGGCTTTCAGACCGTTCCTAGTCTGAACTATACGCCGCCGGTTGGAACCGTTTATTGGAACGGCGGGACGACGCTCACCATTCAGAACACCGCGAATGTCGCGCAGCCTGTCGGTGAGGCACAGTATTATTACGTTAAGGCCAGCGCCGCGATTACTAAGGGCCAGCTCGTCATGCTTGACGGGGCTGTCGGCGCATCGGGCGTATTAAAAGGCAAGCCCGCCACAAGCGTCACTATTGGCGACTATCTTATGGGTATCGCCGCTGAGAACATAGCGCTTAATGGCTTTGGTATTGTCACCTCTTTTGGTCTCGTCCGTGGGTTTAATACCACTGGATCACCTTACGGAGAGACATGGGCTGACGGCGACATTCTTTACTATAACCCCGCCGTCCCCGGCGGCCTGACCAAAACAATACCTGCGGCCCCTAACGTAAAAGCTATCATAGCGGCTGTCGTAAACGCCGCCACCGCTGGATCTGGGTCTGTATTTGTCCGTGTCAGTTTTGGGTCGAAGCTAGGCGAAACGGACAGCAATGTTCAGTTTGGCACTCTGAACGATGGCGACATTATTCAATATGATAGCACGTTAACATACTGGAAAAACGTCCCTTTATCAACCGATGTGTCGTTCACGCCAATTATCCAGTTCGGCGGCGCTTCAACCGGCGTAACCTATACGACACAGATCGGGCGCTACACAAAGATAGGCCGGTTCGTTCACCTATACATTCGAATAGTGCTGTCTAATAAAGGGTCTTCGACTGGCGACGTTACCGTCGTCGCTGGCACAGGTTCATTTCCGACAGCGGGCGACAATAGTGTTGGATCTTTTGACCCTGCGGCTAATATGGCGGGTTTAACGGCTGGCGGCGCAGTCATTCCGGTTATTTCCAGCACGACGTTGAATTTAGTTCAGCAAACGACGACCGGGCGCGCTAATCTTACGGACACAAATTTTACCAATACCAGCGATTTCCGCTTGACTCTCTGTTATGCGGTTTGATTGCTAATCGTATGAAAACATGGCAGTATGCCGTCAACGAGGTAGATCATGGTCGCTTCTCTTACGCCGCCGCCTAAACTGCAATTCTTTGATTCTAATGGAGATCCGCTTGTCGGCGGCAAGCTTTATTCGTATGCGGCTGGCACGACGACGCCTCAAGCGACTTATGTCGACTATGCCGGTGTGTCTACAAACACCAATCCAGTTATTCTGGACTCTCGCGGAGAAGCGAATGTTTGGCTGAAGACCAACCCGTATAAGCTGGTCCTGAAGTCATCGACCGACGTTGAGATCTGGACCGTCGACAATATCTATCCGCAGCTTACGCAGGCGGATCTTAATATCTTCGCCAGTTCAAGCGGATCGTCGCTTGTCGGCTATATTCAAGGCGGCACGAACTCTGTCGCCACCACCGTCCAGTCTAAGCTGCGTGAAGTCGTCAGCGTTTTTGACTTTATGACCGCCGCGCAGATCGCATCCGTTCGCGCGCGTAATGGTGTCGAAGATGTCACCTCTGCCATTCAGAACGCTATCAACTATTTTACGACCGGCCAAGGCACCGTCTTTTTTCCCGGCGGTCTATATAAAGTAACCAGCACAATCACAATTGCGCAGAACCGCGTCCACCTTGTCGGCCAAGGCATTTATGCCACGCAGATCTCTTTTGCGCCTACCGCAAACGGTTCATGCTTTTCGTTCACCGCTGGCGCAAGTTCGCTATATCAATGCTCGCTTCGAAACATGAATTTCCGCAGCGGCGATAACACTTATGTCAAGACAGCTATCAGCCTAAACGACATTCGTGAGTTCGAGCTTGTCGATGTCGAAGTGGGCGGTTCTGTTGTAGCCGTCCCCGGTTCGACGTTCTGGAGCGACGCAACTAATTCGTCGCGCGGTCTTTACACGACGGGCCGCGAGGCGCTGTCCGTTCAACGGTTTAAGGCGTATGCGGATAAGCCTATTGTACTTGGTCCAAATACAAACTTTGCTTCGATAGACACAGACCATTTCCATTTTCAAGATTGTTTCTTGGCTGCGGCAAACAATCCTTGCGTCACGGCGTTGGACGGCGTTCAATTATCTAACGTCACGTTTGACGGTTATCAGACGTGGAACTTGGGGACGCACGGGTTCTATTGGCTTGCTACGACGGCAGCCGCAGCCAGCCATAATTTATCATTTAATAATGTTAGAAGTGAACAAGGTTTAAGCTCCACCGCGTACATGTTCTATATCAACGACAGCACTAACGGCATTTATAACGTCTCAATCAATAACTGTCGAATGGATAGCGCGCGGAACGGCATATACGCCCGCGCGGTCATTGATCTATCCATAAACAATAGCGTTTACGCAGGGACTGCCGGAACTACAGCCCTTAATGTCAGTGCTACTGTAAACGGCATTAATATTAATAATTTTTATGCCGTAGGTGGGTCATCAGCTACACTGACTGGACAATATCTTGTCTCAGGCAACCCTTCATTTGACGGCACCTCGCCGTTGCCGACGAATGCTATCTATGCCAATACTCAAAGTTTGGCGCAAATTGAAACTACGGCGGCTGTCAAAGGGTATCGTTTGGCTGTAGCAAATAATGCTACGGGTACGGTTCGCGGCGCTAATCTTGTGGCTGGATTCTTAACGCTCGTTGATGATCGCGCTATATGCGGGCGCGTAGCCTTGTATGGTTCTAACGGTGTGTCTGAGTTAGATTTTAGCGCGGGCGGTCAATATTCTGTTACCATAAACACGGCGGGGCAGACCAATATCTATTGGGACGCCGGCACCAGCACCTATGTTGTCCAGAATAAAACCGGCGCTGACCGTGTGTATTATTTAACGCTTACTGGCACTTATTCGGCCATAACTTAAGGACTCGTCATGGCTGTTACAGTCACAGTAATCATACCGGCCAAGACGGCGGAGAATACGCAGACGACGCAATACACGTCGACGGGTTTGACGACGATTATCGACAAGTTTACGGCGACGAATTACAGTGCGCTTGCAGCGACGATCAGCGTCAATCTGGTCAACCCCAGCGGCACGCCGGGTAATTCTGATCTGATCGTCAAGACTAAAACGCTTCAGCCCGGTGAGACGTATACATTCCCTGAACTGGTCGGTCACGCCTTGGCGTCTGGCGGGTTTATCTCTACAATAGCCGGGACGGCCTCGGCCATTAACATCCGCGCTACCGGAAGGACCGTGACGTAATGTTACCAGCATTAGCACTTATGGGCGGCGCGTCTCTAATAAGCGGCGGCTTAAATTATTTAGGCTCGCAGCGCGCTGCGGGCGCTCAGCAGCAGGCCGCGCAGACATCGGGACTGTTTGGCCTTATCGCGCAGCAGCAAGCTATTCAGGCTCAGCAGGAAGCTCAGCGTCAGGGCGCAGCGGCGCTTGAAAAAGGCGCGGCAGCTTATGATCCCTACACGCAGTTTGGCATGGAGTCGACCAATCGCCTTGCGACGCTGATGGGTCTTCGCCCCGGCGCAGGGTCGGGTTCGCTTATGGAGCAGCCGTCCATTGACCAGCTTCAGATGGACCCAGGTTACGCCTTCCGCGTGGCTGAAGGCCAGCAAGCTATTGATAGATCCGCTGCGGCAAGAGGCGGCCTACAATCTGGGGCGGCGCTTATGGCTGCTGCGCGGTATGGGCAAGATATGGGCAGTCAAGAATATGGCAACGCCTACAATCGGTTTATGGCTAATCGCGCTAATGTAATGAACTTGCTTCAGGGCGGGGTCAATACGGGCTTCGGCGCGGCGCAGGGTAGAGGCCAACTGGCGGGACAGGCGGCTAATCTTTATAGTGGCACCGGAACAAATGTCGCCAATACTCTGATGTCTAATCCGTATGGTCAGGCTATGGAGAACGTCGGTCAGGCCCGTGCGTCTGGCTACATGGGTGGCTCAACCGCTCTTGGTCAGGCGCTTCAGTCTCCGGCGCAGAATTATATGCTGTATAGCATGATGGACCGGTTTGCGCCAACGCAGAAGTCTTTCGGCAGTTATGGTCCGCAGCCGGGCTATAATTCGGACGGTAGTTTCTTTGGTAATTTATTCGGCTAAAGGATAGGTCATGCCCGTTCGTTACGACATCGCAGCCGGAGTTCCGCAGGCCCAAGGCGGCGGCTTCGACCCCATGAATGCTTTTGCGACGATGCAGGCGATGAGCTACCGCCAGCAGCAGAACGCGCTTGCTGAAATGCAGATGCAAAAAATGCAGCGTGAAGCGCAGATGCAAGGGGCATTAAGCGGCGTGTTGGGCGCGCCAGGATTTAATGTGCAATCTCCTGAAGCTGTTGGTGCATTGGCGCGAAGTGGAAATCTTCCTGAAGCCTTGTCCGTATTAGGTGCGCAGCGGTCAGCCGCTGCGCAGTCTGCTTTAGCGGGGCATTACAGAACACAAGAAGATCTGGCGCGGCAAAAATTCGAAAAAATTGACCTGCCGCAAGCTCGCATTCAAAAAGAACTTCTTGAATTTCAGAAATCCAAAGAAGGTCGTATGGCAACCGAAGCGCTCCGTAAGGCTGACGCAGCGACGATTGATCTTGCCATAAAGCAAACCGCGCAGGCGCAGGACTTTTTGTCTCAGTCAGCACCTGAAACATGGTCGGATGACTACGCGCGCATCAAAGCCGCTGACCCTCATTTTGCGTCTAAGTTTAAGCCGGATGCATTTCCCGATAAAAAGCTGATTGACACAGCTATGAAAAATGCGGATTTGACGCGCAAAATAGCGGAGGTGCGCGCAAGTCAATTGGCGCAGGCCGAATTTGCGCAACCGCAAATGCCGACTTGGGCACCGGGCTATATTCAGCGTTATGACCCGACTACGGGAGGCTATCGCCTTGAGGCTCCGCAGCAGCCCGGGATGCGTATGCCTCAGAACGCTATGACTCCGGCTGTGCCGGGTCAAAATGCGTTTACGAATGCGCCGCCGTTAGCCGCTCCGGCCGAAGCACCTGCGCCAGTAGAAACACCTGCGCCGCCGATGGGAACGCCTGAGTATGAGCAGCGCCGGTCGTCGCGCTCAATGCTAGACATTGCCGGTTTTGACTCCGAAAAAGGCGCTGATCGCGTTTCGGGGCTCATAAAAAATACACCCACAAGTGCTTTCCGCGCATGGACACAACAACAGCAAGGCGGATTTGCCGGTAAAGCCACGCCTGAAATGGAAAACGTGGGGCGTCTCAATACCATTA